CTTCTGGTTGAAGAACCGCAGGCCGGAGCAATGGCGCGATAAGACGCAGCAGGAAGTGAGCGGCCCGGACGGCGCGCCGATCAAGACAGAAAACAAGGTTGATCTTTCGGGCCTGACAGATGAGCAAGTCCGTGCAATCGCTTCTATCAAGCTTAACGGCTGAGCATGTAATAGCTGCACGCCGGGAGTTGGCGAAGCGAAGCTTGGCTGATTTCGCGTGCATGGTCGATATCCCGACTGTGCCGCTGACTGACGAGGAAGACGAAGACCGATTCAGTGTGATGAAGCTGGATTCACTGGCGGCGCATCACGCTCTGTTGCTGAACAAGTTGCAAGGCATTGAGGATGGATCAATTCCGAACCTGATGGTGCTCATGCCGCCGGGTTCAGCGAAATCGACCTACAGCGACGTGGTGTTCGTGCCGTGGTTCATGGCTCGAAAGCCGCGCCGGAACGTGATTCTTGCCTCGTACGCAAGTGACATCGCCAAGAAGCAGGGGCGTCGCGCAAGGCAGTTGATACAGTCCAAGTCGTTCTACAACCTGATGGGCGCGAGCCTGAAGGATGACCAGAAGGCAGCGGATGAATGGGCGTTGTCGAGTGGTTCCGAGTACATGGCTGGTGGTTTGTTGTCCGGCCTGACTGGTAATCGTGCGGCGCTCGGCATTTTGGATGACCCGATTCGGGGCCGCGAAGCAGCAGAGTCCGAGGCGATCCGCAAGAAGACGTGGGAAGCATACGTTGATGACTTCTGCTCCCGCCTGATTCCTGGTGCTCCGCAGGTCATGATCTTGACCCGCTGGCATGAAGACGACCCTGCAGGTCGAATTCTGCCGCAGGGTTGGGATGGGCAGTCAGGATGGTTCGACGGGCGTGACGGGCGCAAGTGGTACGTGATCTGTCTGCCGGCGATTGCTGACCGACTGGATGACCCGCTGGGCCGGAAGATCGGCGAAACGTTGTGGCCGGAATGGTTCAGCCATGACCATTGGAAGCCGTTTCAGATTAACCGGCGCACATGGTCGAGCCTGTACCAGCAGAAGCCAAGCCCGGATACTGGAACGTTCTTCCAGAAGGATTGGTTCAGACGCTACAGGCCTGGTTCGCAGCCGAAGCACTTGCACAAGTACATCACCAGCGATCACGCACCAGCTGGAACAACCAGCAGCGATTACAACTGCGTGCGGGTGTGGGGTATCGATCCGCTGGGCGACATCTACATGTTGGACGGTTTTCGCACACAGGAAACGCTAGACAAGATGGCCGACAAGATCGTTGGCGACAAGAAGGAAGGCAAAAAAGGCTTGATCCAGAAGCACAAGCCGTTTTGCTGGTTTCCTGAAGACGACAACAACTGGAAGGCTGTTGCGGGTTTCATCGCGAAGATGATGCGCGAGGAAGGCGTTCATTGCCGCGTTGAGCCGATTTCCCCGCACGGATCGGACAAGCCGACGAAAGCACAGCCATTCCAGGCTATGGCAGCAAGCGGGCGGGTTTGGATACCGGAAGGGCCGGAGGGCGATGATGTGATTGCTCAATACGCCAAGTTCCCCGCTGGCGCGAATGATGACGAAGTGGACGCTGGTTCCGTGATTGGGCGCGCAATAGACATGGCGCACCCGGCAATAGCTCCAATGGAAAAGCAGCCGAAGAAACGCGACATCTGGGCAATTGAAGACAACGACGAAGACGAATCTTACAGAACCGTATAAGGCATGGACATGACCGAAGAAAATTATCTGAACGAGGACGGCGTAGCACGGCTGACGCGCCTCGTCAGTTACTTCGAGGATGCCGAATCTGCCTCAACGGAAAGCCGCGAGCTGTCGGAGCGTGACCGTCGTTATTACGACAATTTCAACGATTCGCAGTGGACGGAAGAAGAAAAGGTTGCGCTGCGCAAGCGTAAGCAGCCGGTCACGACCAGCAACCGGATCAAGCCGAAGATCAACTATCTGCTTGGCGAGGAAGCGAAGCGTCGCTCCCTGCCAAGGGCCTATCCGCGCACGCCGAAGGACGAAGACAGCGCGCATGCGGCCACGGATGGCCTGCGGTTCGTGATCGATGAGAATCGGTACGAGAATATCCGCTCCGCCGTCTTCAAGCACATGTGCATTGAGGGCTATAGCGGTGTGGAGATCCGCGCCGAGCAGATGCCGATGACTGCGCCGACTGTGCAGCCGGACTTCAAGATCTGCATCTACCCGCTGAAGTGGGACCGAATCTTCTACGACCAGCATTCTCGCGAGCCTGATTTCTCCGATGCCAAGTATCTCGGGCAAGTGATTTGGATGGATCAGGAGGACGCGAACGAAGAATATCCCGATTCGCAGACAGTCTTCGCGCAGACTTGGGCGAATGATGGTGGGCTGTCCAACACCTACGATGATGCGCCGCGCATTCGCTGGACGGATGCCAAGCGCAAGCGTATCCGTATTGCCGAGGTGTGGCACAAAGAGGGTGGTGTTTGGTATCACTGCGTCTACACCAAGGGCGGGATTATCTCCGAGCAGGAGTCGCCCTATCGCGACGAGCATGGTAATTCGATGCCCGGTATCCGCCTGCAATCGTGTTTTGTCGATCAGGACGGCAATCGCTACGGCGTTGCTCGGGACTGGATCAGCATTCAGGACGAAATCAACAAGCGCCGCTCCAAGGCGCTGCACCTGTTGAACGTTCGTCAGACCAGGGGCGAAAAGGGCGCTGTCGAGGATGTACGCAAAGCGAAGCAGGAGCTTGCCAAGCCAGACGGCCACGTTGAAACCGTTCCCGGCTTGCAGTTCGAAGTCCTGCCGACTGGCGACATGGCGCAGGCACACTTCAACCTGTTGGCTGAGGCAAAGGGCGAGATTGACTCGCTGGGCGTGAATGCCCAGATGGCCGGCTCCGACCCGCGCAACATGTCCGGTCGCGCGCTGATGAAGCGCGAAGAATCCGGCATGTCCGAGCTTGGCCCGGTGTTCGACATGCTGAACATGTTTGACCATGCGGTGTATCGGCATTTGTGGTGCATGATCCGCCAGTTCTGGACTGCCGAGAAGTGGATTCGCGTTACCGACGATGAGAACGTGCCGCGCTTTGTCGGCCTGAATCAGCCTGTCACCCTCGGTCAGCAGTTGCTGGAAGAAGCACAGGCGCAAGGCCACGAGATTACGCCGCAAATGGTGGCTCAGGCCAAGTTCGATCCGCGCATGCAGCAGATTGTCGATGTCAAGAACAACGTCGCTCAGATGGATGTGGACATCGTTATTGACAACGGCCCAGCCTCCGCGACGATCCAGGCGGAACAGTTCGCTGAACTCGCCGATCTGGCGAAGGTGCGCAACGACATTCCGACTGTTGCCCTGATCGAGGCATCGAACCTGCGCAACAAAGACAAATTGCTCAAGGAAATGGGCAAGGGTGATGGCGATCCGCGTGTTCAGCAGTTGCAGAAGCAGATTCAGGACATGGGCCACATCATGGACCAGATGAAAGCCGCCCTGAACGATGCAAAGCGCGAGAAGGATATCGAGGCGCAGAGAGTCAAGATCGATGCCTACAAGGCCGAAACGGAGCGCGTGAAAGCATTGTTTGCTGGTATGGCACCGGAAGCGCAAGCGATGTTTATACAGCAGACGTTGCAGCAAGTCTTGCCGTCGCCTGACATCCTGCCGCCGGATATGCCGCAGCCGATGGCGCAACCCGGCCCGCAAGCACCTATGCCGCCAGGATCAATGATGCCGCAAGGCGGACCACCGCAGATGCAACCACAACCGAACCCGCCAAGTGGGGGTTTTTTTACGCCTAGTGCGCCGCGCCCGGCTTTGCCGATGCCGGGAATGCCGCAGTAGCTTGAAGTTCCGTGAATTGCAAGTAAACTGTATTCACCTATAACGGAGGGTGAATATATGAAATGCGTCTTGAACTACAACACGGTGCTTGATTTGCTTGAGAAGCACGAATTACTGACCAGCGCATGGCATGGCCTTTTGTTTGACGAGCTTCCACCGCATATGCAAAGGCATGTAGAGCAGTTCGTTGCAAGGCTCCGCGAGGAAATTGCAAACGAGCCGCAGGAGTCGAGGTCATGAGCACTGATCGCGAACAATTTGAGCGCGAGATGCGATTGGCTGGCGCGGATGATGTCGCTCTTGGCGTGAACGCATTACCTGAGCGTTTTCAACCTGCATATTCCGATCCCAGCACTGCGGCCAAGTGGGTCGAGTGGAAAATGGCACGGGAGAATATGATCGTCGCACGAGACGAAGACGAACTGCGCGCCTCCTACAAGTGGCTACGCGACAAAATCAAGGCCGAAGTGCCGAATGTTGCATATATAGAGCAAGTGTTCGATTGCGGTTTGACCTATGCGGTAGGGGTTCAAAAGGGGGTCGGAGAGCAACGCAAACGCCATGCAGCAAGGGTTGAGTACATCCAGACTGTTGGCGGTGTCTGGCAGGAACTTCGGGATGAAGACGGAAGTAAGTGCATGGGATTTGGACCTCCGTTTGATTATGTTCGGTATTCGCTAAACGATGACCCAGAGAAGGAACAGAAGGTCGCGGAGATCATAGAGAAGTTTCGCAACCTGTAGGACGTAGAAACACAATTCAAGGCTCGCTTCGGCGGGCCTTTTTGTTTTGGAGATGAGTTAGGCGGGGCTGGCTCCTAGTTCGGGAGAGTCTTTAGTTCAGGGGAAGAATGCCGTGGGAAGGGATTTCCACGGAGGCCACGCGAATCGTATAAGCGCAAGACCCATTTGGCCCAGACCGCCTACCTGATTTTCAAAACAATTTAACGCAGTAGACAAGCCGCCATAGAGCGGCTTTTTTATTGCCCGCAGATTACCCAACGAGAAGCCCGCAAGGAGAAATCCAAGCGGGCTTTTTCGTTTCCGCCGCCGGGATTCGGGCGTGAGCAGTACGTGCCGCCGACGTGATGGGCGATTTGGAGAAAACGAAATGGAAGGAAACGAGAACGTAGTTACCCCCTTGGAGAACGTGTTCAATCAGCCCGCCACAAGCGAGCCGCCGGCAGAATCAGCGCCTGCGGAACCAGCCCCGGACGAGCCGATTACGGGCGAACCACCCCCTGCGCCGCCGGCAGATGACGACGAACATCCCCAGGTAAAAGCGTTCAAGGCGAAGGCGATTGACGAAGCCAAGAAGCGCCAGAAGCTGGAACAAGATTACGCTGCACTTCAACGGCAAAACGCCGAGTATCAGCAATATCTCCAGCGTCTCGCGCAGCAGCAACAGGCCCAACAACCGCCGCAACAACAGCAGCGACAAGGGATCAGGCCGGAGCAGTTCCAGACGTACGAAGCCTATCTTGAGGCCGTCGCAGAAGCGAAAGCAGAAGCCAAGGCACAGGAAATCTTCGAGCGGAACATGCAACGCGCCGTCCAAGTGCAACAGCAGCAGACGGTGCAAAGGCAAGCAGCGGAAGACCTGCAGGACATGATCAAGGCCGGGAAAGAGAAGTACCCGGACTTCGAGCAAGTGGTTGGCAGCCAACACGTCCCCATCACCGAAGTCATGATGACGACGATGATGGCGATTGATGGCGGCCATGAAATCGCCTACTCGCTCGGCATGAACCCCGCAGAAGCCGCACGCATCGCCCGTATGCCGCCATCTTCGCAAGCCCGAGAAATCGGAAAACTCGCGAGAGAAATCGCCGCTGCTGCAGCAGCATCTGCGGCACCCGCTGTTACCACGGCTCCTGTCGCTCCTCCCCTTCCGAAAACTCTCACTCAAACACGATCGGCTGGCGGTCAGTTCACGAAAACATGGACTGGTCCCACGCCACTTGATGACATTTTTCGCAAAAAATAGGAGTAACGCATCATGGCTTTGACCAATGCAGCAACCGGACTAACAGTCCAACAGTGGGACGATCAGTTCTTCACTGATTATGTCCGCGAGAGTCGGTTCGCCAAGTA